TAATATCCTCTGTTCTCCATGACTCTTTCCAAAGCCTATTGAAAGTAAACCAATCTATATATGCCTGAGCGTCATAAGCAAGAGAATTAAAGAGGGTTTCTACGGTAATAGTACCGCCCATCTCAGTATATTCACTAAATGTTAAGTATTGTACCATACGAAACCCTCTCTATCTCTTATTACTCTTCGGTAATTTCCGCAGACTTCCTACGAGTCCTTTTAGGTTTTTCCTCGGAAACTGTAGTCTTAACCGTATCTTCTGCGATACTATCTACTGCCAGGGGCTTATCAGCCTTGCTCTTAGAGGATGCAATCTCTTGCTTTAAAGCGTCAATCTCTTCCTTGAGAGCCTTAATCTCCTTTTGGCTTTCGATATACGCCTTCTTCAAGGAATCCGAATCCGTAGGTATAGCCTTTTTAAGAACAGTACCGTCAAGCGACTTTGCAGTAAATCCTCGATCTACATAGTAGTCAAGCATATCATCTTCAACACGAAGAACTACATTTCCTTTTACGACTTTAATCATAACTACCTCGTAATCCTATCAGGATGTTGTGCCGGAACCCTCTGTGATGTTGAAGCGGATAGCACCTGCTTGCTTGTTAAGGATGAATACATCCTCGAAAGACTCCTCATAGTAGTAATACTTACCCTCAGTAACCGCAGAAGGGTCTGTGAGATCAGCAAACTCATAAGATACAGGAGTGATAACTGCAAGAGGATGAACAAGGAACATATTAATCTGAGCAGCGTCATCATCAACCGCCCAACCCTCTGTGAAGTCATAAGCAGTTTTCATAAGAACGGCAGGTACAGGAACAATCTGAACCTCGTCAAGTCTATTAACTCTACGGTCAATAGCGTTAGGTCCCGATGTAATATCCATAGAACGAGAGATGCCGTCAGCCTTCTTGAGCAACTTTGCTACCTCATGTGTAACATAGAGGATTCTGCCGTTAGCAGGAACTCTCTCGTTATCCATTTGAAGCATGAGTTCATCGAATACATCAAGGATGTTATTAACAGAAAGAACTGTTGTATCGGGAGTTCTTACATTACCATCCTCATCCTGAACAAGACACCAATCCGCAAAAATCTTGGAAATGCAGTAAGCGTCCATTTCAGGGAACTTCTGTGTTGTATTGAATACATTTGTGATGTTAGAGATAGATGCAACCTTATTAGTTTCATCAATATCCCTGGGGTGAACGAGAGTAGACCACTTACGCTCATTAGAGAGAGTCTTAGGCTCCCATGCGTTGTCGTAGTTTCTCTGTGCCGTACCGATGGAATCACGACTTGCGTTTGTTCTACCGGATGTTCTGATAGAAGGAATCTCGATTGTCTTTGAAGATGTCCAACGATAACGGTTGTTGTTAGGCGTTGCATAAAGAGCACCGAAATTCAGAACATAAGGAAACCATTGTGAAAGTTCCTGTTGATACTCGTCAGCGTAACTTACTGTGCCGAGGTCTGAGTGTTTTGTTGACATTTTTGTATTTCTCCTTTACTCTTTTTTGTCCATAGGACGAATAGGTGTGAAGTTAAACCCAAACATAGGCTTAGGGCTACTTCCTTGACTTGAGCCACCTGTCGGTCCGGCAAAATGAGGTTTAGGCTGAGTAGGAGTAGGGTCGGGAGTAATTGTTGTAACTGTATCTTCCTTTACAAACGCATCTGCGTTGTCCTCTGAATAAGACTTAACAAAATCGTCTGCACCCATAATCTTACCATTGTCGTACTTCAATCCCGCACCGATCATAGCGGTTGTGAAGTCCCTCTTCGCTGCATTAGATGAGAATTTTTGACTGTTAGCAAACTCTCTACAAGCAAATTCATACTGTTGTGATGCAATCTGCTTTTGATATGACTCCATATCAGTTGTGTACCTTCCTTGAAGTGCATCAAAGTCAGATTGTAACTTCGATAACTTGTCTGCATCCGTTCCTGCACTCGCTAACTGTTTCTTGAGATTATCCAAATCGGTATCTCTTTGTGCGATAGTAGCGTTAAGTTGTTCGATAGACTTGTCTTTTGCACCAAGTCCGTCATCATACTTATCCTTGCTTACATACTTTCCTTCGGAAAGATCAGCAAACTTCGCTCCACCTTCCTTAGCAAACGCCTCAAACTGTGCATAAGTAAGAGTTCCGTTTTCACCCTTGTCAAAAAGTTCTTTAATGTTCATTGAAAAGTTCCTCCTGAAACATTCTTTATATCCGTTTTATTTATAAAACCGCAGGTACGGTTCTGCGTTGAATGTACTGAGATTTTCATGTCCCTCAGCAAGACTATATAATAAAAGGTTTTCACCATTATTATCAAAGAACTAATTATACTAAAAGTTTAATATTACTAAACATAAAAGTCAACGATTTCAGTAATCTTTAACCCTTGTACGCTCTAATTTAGCAGGGATTCCACAAGCCTTACTGAATTGTTTATATTGAGTAGTAAGATTCCCCACCCTTGTTCTTATCGCCATCATCTTGTTTTGATCCTTTAAAGACTCCGCAAACAAATAATTTTCCTTCGCCTTGCGAATCCTTCTCTCATATCCTCTCTGTATCTGAGTACATTCATAAAGGGTATAATGTCTGCCATCAGGCGTTGTATATCCTCTTTCATTGTCCTCAAGTATTTTATCTAACTGCTCTTGAGAATAAGTAGGCTTTGTCTTACCTACTACGATCCTCATAAAGTAGTGTCGGCAATTCAAAGTGCCTATCTGACGGTCAAATCCTACATAGTGATTGCCTTGAACATCCTCAAAATCCATACCACCTTGCATATTATCCATATTTTCAAGCGTATATTGGTGTCCCTGAGCAGGGGCATGATCCGGTGCAGGGTGAATATGAGCAGATAATTCTACGCCATCAGCCCCGAATTGATCTCCCATAACCTCTTGCATATTATTGATAAGACCTCTCATGCTATCCAGGATATTCATTCTAATAGCATTATTAGCACTTACAGACTCATATCCGTCAGCATAACGAATACCGCTATTTAATAACTGTGATTCAGTCCTGTTTAAAGCAGCATTTCTTAAATCTTCCGATAATCCTCTGTATGAATTAGCTTCGTTTATAATAGAACGATACGCTTCATCCAATGAATAATTCCTTATTGTGCCAGGATGAGATAAATCACGGATAGAAATGACCGGATTATCAATAAGTTGATTAAATCTGTCTTGTGCCTCTATGATCTGACTTCTTACTAACTCATTTAACTCTCTGTTTTGTGCTAAGGCTAATTGAGTTTCATAAAATATAAGTGCTTCACCATAGATAAACTCTGCTAAAATCCAAAAATCATCACGAATACGCTTGTTTTGATCTTTCTTATATTTATTATATTCACTATTTATAGACAGAATATCCTCTGTCATAACAGATAGAGTGTTTAAAGAAGAAATACTATCAAAATCGGCAAGTTTACTTAATCTGTCTGCAATAACTCTGATTACAGAAAGATTAAATTCGTCTTGCCGTTTTGTGTACTCGTATAAGAGTTTTTCTATCTGTTCATCTGTAAGCATTAACTATACTGATTATCTCCGCTCTTGAAGTTGTTATTGCTTTCTTCATCCTTAGGGCTTTCTTCCTTCTTGCTCTCAGGCGTTTGTCCGAGCATCTTCATCTCATCTATATTCTGTTGAACAGACTCAAGATTCTCTTGTTGAATACGGATAAGAGCCTCCCTTGCCTGTTTCTCTGTTTCGCCAAAGTACCACATACGGGTTTCTACTCTTCCGGCAAGTCCATTGTTCATAAGAACCATTCTTCTTGTAAGTTCTGTGTCCTTATCTACGAGAATACTGTCATCCCACTCATAGGAAACCTCATATTCTCCATCTTCTGTAATGTCATAAAGATCGCAATAAGCGTTCATTACATAGATAGCATCATCAAGAGCCTTTTGTGTAGACCTTTGGATATGCTTATTCTCTTCATAATTACGAGTTCTTTGAAGCATTAACTCCGTAGCCGTTCTTGCCTCTGCTTGTGTAGTATCTGAAATAGTACCTCTTGAAAGCCCTACTTTATCTTCTATCCTCATCAGAATAACATTAAGACCATGTACTAATGACTGATCTCTTAACTCAGGCGAAAAGATATTGTAGGTATTCTCATCATTCAGATCAACCTTACGATAAAGTCTTTGTTGTAACTTATTCATAACAGAATGACCGCTATCAGGATCATCAGGGTTTTCCTTATATCTTAAAGCGTCACGGTCAATATCAATAGCAAGTTCACCGCCTTCAAACTCCCAAAGAAGTCTTGAATACTGCATATCTGCATCTTCAATAAGAGAAGTACCCTTAGCAAATCCGCTTACTCCAAGAGGGCTTTCCTTATCTACTGTATTAGCACCTGGCATCTTAAAATAAGCAAACATCAATCTGTCTACATCATCTATATAAGCAATAGGAGTAAAAGCCTCCCATCCAGGGACAGACTGTAAAGTTACTTCATCACCAAGATATTCAGAATTATTAACCCCACTCTTAGTAACGCTGCTCTTAAAAGCCTTATTTACTACGATTACTCTATTACCCTCTAACTTATGATACTCAAGTCTTGAATAAGTAATGTCCTTATCATACTTTCTTTGAATGAAGGCTGCCTCTGTAAGTTTTCCGTTTGCATCAAAAGCAATAGGGAAGAACTCATTGGCTTGAACATAGTCAAACTCAATATCATAAGAAGTTTCAAACTCATCGGATTCACTCTTTCCGGTCAGCATATTAACTTCGTCAGAACTAATCTTAGTCTGTCTTTCAACGACATAAGGCTTAATAACAAGACCTCCGAGGGCAATTCCATACTCTAACTGCTCTCTCAGGTCATCCTTTAACTTCTGATATTGCTTATTAAGATAATCTGCTCTCTTTGTAGACCCCTTAGCAACATCCTGAGTAACCACATGAGTAGCGACAATAGGCTCAGGCTTACCGTCTGTACCAATATTATCAGGATTCATATAATTAGGAGTGATAGGTTCAACTTCCTTCATAGGAGTAGTAATCTCAGATTCAAACTCCACTAACGCCATTCTTGCCTTCTCACTTGCAATCAACTGAGGAAGTCCCAAAGACCTTACCGATGTAGGGTCTTGATAAGTAGGAATCTTTATCCAGGGGGCTTTATCCTCATACATCAAAGACCAAAGATCAATAGCCTCCATCATCTTATTAGAAATAGCAGGTGTTATATGCAATACTTCTTGAATAGTCTGTTTTCCAACCATCTTGTGAAATACTCCCTTTAACTTATTTATTATTTGATCCAATAATGACATTATTTATGCCCTCTCTTCACTTCCTGAATGTCTTTTCCCCAAGTGCAACAAATACATCCATATTATTTTCAGGTCTACATACCTTAAATTTAACATTTCCTTGAGAAATAATCGACCATTTACGGGAAATTTTAGGGAATCCCGCCTCTAACAACTCGTCAAACACATCTTGAGCAGCCTGAAAACAAGAATATTCCTCGATTTTCCAATCATAAGGCATAATACAACGAGCAATAGCCGTATTTATTGCTTTTCTGTCAATCACTTCGGTTTGAACATAGTTGGTACTGCCATAAAGCACCTCATTTATGTTGTCATTAGATGCTACTTTCTTAAATTTGTTCTTAGACATAAATCAATGACCTCTCCTATCAATTACTCTTTGTCTATTAGCACAACTTCGAGAACAAGTCCTCGAAGGCTTAAACTTATTAGTCTGAAAATACTTACCACAACAAACACAAATAGCGGGTACTAAATCTCCTCCGGTTTTCCTTCTATAAGCAGATTTACAAGCATTAGAACAATACTTAGATTTACCTTCGCCTAAAAATACTTTACCACAATTAGTGCAAGTCTTTTCAAATCGCTTATGTAAAGCGTCCTTAGTTCTCTCATACTGTAATTTATGCCACTCCCTACCCTCATCAGATTTATGCCATTCGGAGGCTTTAGGTCGAGCATTTTCAGCCAGGTTTTTGCGATACCATTCTTTCTTCTCTTCGGATAGATTTTCAGAATGGATTTTTTGATGTTCTACTTTAGATAAGCATTGTAAATTCTCTATAGTATTATTGGCATGATCTCCGTCTTTATGATGAATCTCATATCCCTCAGGAATCTTGCCGTTATAAAATTCCCATATATATCTGTGCATAAGATTCTTAAAATTTCCCACTTCTCGATAGTATTGATACTTACCGATAGGTTGAAATTCTCTACCATCAAAATACTGTTTATCACACATAATCATACCTCCATTTACATAACGATATGTATTCATAATACAGTATTTTGTACGCATTATCAATGTCCTCGCCTATTGCAATAATTCTCTAATCCATAGCGGACAGCATCTAACGAATGATTATTCTCATCGGGATAAGCACTTATGAAGTTACCGTCACGATCTCTTTCATACTCATAATTAACAAATTCGTAATAAGTTTCCGGACATCTCTTCTTATCTATATAAATATGCCTTAAACCTTGTAACCATTTAATACCATATCTGATAGAATCAGGTCCCTTCTTTGCAGGTCTTATAAAAGCACCATACGCTTTAAAGTCAGCAATAGACTTTTCTTCCGCACTATCGGCTATAACTAACTCTGTTTTCTTGACCTTCTTCTCTTCTTCGTACAATATTCTAAAGTTATCTTCGTTTCTCGTCTTATAAGAAGTAAATTCATCGAAGATATACAACTCTAACTTCTTAGCGTCAAAGTGCATACGGACAAATCTAAACGGGTCACGGGCATAACCCCAGTCTATTCCGTTATAAATATGATCGAAAGACCTAACTAAGGTATTACTCATACGCATATCGGAGGCATTTTCAAAGACATCTCCTCCCGTACCCGTAGCAATACCCATATATTCATGTTCATAGGCTCTTGGATTGATTGCCTTTAAGTCCTCAGCCTCTTCTATAAACTCATTACCGAGCCAAATACGGGGTACATCAAGGTAAGTGTTTCTTACTACAAGCGTCCTTCCTGTAGAACTCGCCTTATCTGCATAGACATTAGCCCAATTATTCTTAGAAATCGGAGGGTTAAAGGTTCTAAAGTCCCAATACTTATCTCCTCCACGCATAGTAGACTGAATAACAGAACGAATCTCATTCTCTCCGGAGAATTGATCCAACTCCTCAAACCAGGTAATGCCGATATAACCGAAAGTAGGCTTGATAGACTTAACCTTTTGAGGGTTATCAAGACCTAAGAAGTATATCTTCTGACCCGTAGGCTTAAATACAATAGGGTTATTATAGGCTTTAGGGATAGAAAAATAGTCAGTAAGACCTAATTTACCTATTCCCCACTCTATCTGCGATCTTATACTATTCTGTATGGTGTTTCCTACTTTACGGAAACAAGCAGCGTGTACTCCAGGATTACTGACTACTAATAAAGGTATTACAATACCGACAAACGAAGATTTTGTACTGCCTCTGCCTCCTGGGAAGGTATAATGAATATGACCGTGATTCAAAATATCCTCAAGGACATTATCATACATCGGTATTATACAATCTTGGAGTTTTACATTAAAGTTAAGCATTACTAAACCTAAAGTTAAGTTATATTAAGAAGTTGAACCGCCATCCTCAGGTGTCCTTGCAGGACGGACAGCCACCATGTTACAAGAAAAGCCTTTTACCCTCTTACCACTTGCATTAACGAAGAAAATCTCGTCCTGGCATGATCCGAAGTACCCTTCTATCTCCTCTGTACTATAAGGTAATATAATAAAATGATTAGAAGGGGCGGTAACTGTCCACCAAAAGGCATTATAAGCCTCCATATCGCCGCCTCTTTCAACGCCAAGCGTGTAATTATAGTAAGTTCCTATGATTTCTCTATGCAAAACACCATCTTCTGTACGCTTTGCAGTTAAATCCAGGACATCACCCTTCCTCTTTAACGGAGAAAGGGCAACCTTATATTCCACACCGTCTATTCTTATCCATTTAGAAGGAGTAATCATCATTCATCCTCCTCATATCCGGTCACTACATCTTCGCTAAATAACAAATCATCATCCGAAGGAGGTAAATCAACATCTACCTTGTCATTATCCCTCTTCCATACAAGATTAACAGTAATCTCATTAGCGGCAGCCTTATCAGCAATCATCTGCATATCTATCTGCCTCTTTGCCAAAGCATCCGCAGCCTTCATTCTATCCGCTAATGTAGCCTCAATGCCGAATTGATCCTTTATCTCGCCTCTCATACTCTTTGTATAGAAAAGCATGATCTCCGTAGCACTCGCTATAGCATCATTCTGTATCAACTTCATCTGCTTAGCCAATTCATTCTGTATCTTAGCCTTAGCCAATAACTTCCTTGAATATGCCAACGGAGAAGTAGTATTAAATCCTGCCTCTTTAACCGCCTTACAAGCATCTCCATACTCTATATAGTATGCGATAAACTTCTGCTCCCTGATAGACAGTTTGTACTCGCCTCTCTCTATCTTAGCCTTACTTAACTTAGCCATAGTCAACCATGCTCCTCAAAATATCTTGCCTTAGCCTCTTCCCATATAGGATTGTCATGCGGTATCTCCTCGCCCCTCTTCTCAAATAATAAATCACGCAAAAATAGCGTGACCTGTATCTGTGAACAAGACGAAAATAACTCCACATTACTCGATCTGTTCCTATTCTCTTCATCCGGTATCTGTTTCTTTATATGATACCTCGTTACCATCTTATGCTTGTCTTCACTATAAAACTGAGAGGTGTTTATCGCTATCCTCTCTCCCTCATATAACAATGCCTTTTGCAACTTCTGTATAGTCTTGCTCTGACCCCCTGCTGCCATAAAGCATCTCTCCGTATAACAAATATTCCTCCCAGGTATTCCCCCAAGAAGATAGATCATTCAAAGAACTTCCAATCCTTCCGTAATCCATATACTGTAATCCCTCACCGTTTCCCTACTAACCAACATTAGGCAATTCGGGGGCATCTCGATTCAGCCTATATAAATTACTCGATCCTCTGCCCTTTTCACCCCAACTATATCAAACCCCTGCCCCCTCAGTCAAATATTCTTATTACCACATTTCTTTCTACTCATACCCCATTCACCCTAATCATCACCCTTATATCACCCGATTACTTTTATCTATCACCCGTTTTATCACCCTTCCCCTACCACTACATTACCCTGATTATCACCCCCTACTTTATTACCTTACCAGGTATTCAAAATCTACAATCACCGCCTACTTTACTGTTTTTTCGCCCATTTCAAATTTGGGTGTTGCCTACTTTATTGATTTTTTGTTCATTTCAAATTTGGAGATGCGGGGGTCCGGTCCTGGGATTACCTCGGAGGCGTCCGCCCGTGTGTGTTCGTGCCCGTTCACGCCTCAGACCTCCGCCCGTGTCCGTTTCCTTGCCGTCCTCCCGTCAAGATCGTTTGCAATTTAGTTTTGTTTTATGGGTTTTGTGGCGATGTGGTTTTCCTCCCTTCCTTCTTTCTTCTTTCTTCTTTCTTCAATCAATAGCAGTTAAGGCGGTCAAGATTGTGGGGATGTTCTGTTATTGGTAATTGCGTTATATAGCTTTTAAATGGGGCTTATTTGCGTTGTTTGATATAAAAGGGATTATTTACTGTTTATAGTGTTAGGGGGCTTAAATAAGGGGTTTTGAGGGGGGTTATAAATCCTGGTTTTAATTGTGCATAACCCACAAAAGGGTTAAATTATTTTTGGTGTTTTTGTCATATAATCCGGTCTATTGCATAAATCGTTTTCGATGTAATATTAAAGTACCTCAAGGGTTAAGGGAGGCTTGAGGCTAAGGGGTGACCTAACGATCTTTGATAATTTTATAGGGTTGTTACTTATAGGGTAGTAATAGCGGAGGTTATAGGGTGTTGACTTGTCCACCCTTTAGGCGGTTGACTTGTCCCGTTTATAGCCTTTAGGCGTTCGATAGTAAGAAGGATAATAACCCGTGAAGGCTTTTTGTTAAAGGCTTTTAATCCCGTTAATTTTTCGGTGTGAAACGATCTTTTGACGGGATTGTAAAACCTTTAAACGGGGTTTTAAATTATTTATTTTTCGGAGGTTTACCGCTATGAAAACAACATTAAAAGAAATCAAAAATTATTGGTGTGAAGATATCACAAGATTGTCAAGCGAAGAAATTAAAGCGTTGAAGAATAGTGAAGGATGGTTTGACCGTGTCGCTTATTCTGTAGGCGTTTACGGCTTAACGGGTTGTGTTTTAAAGGGTCATAACACGGGGACGCTTTATAAGATAACATCCCGTAATTCTAATTTATTCTATCTTTATTGATTCGGAGGTATTTAAAAATGACTTTTACTTATAAATCAAAAACCGTCAATAATTATTATATTGAGATGTATCAAGAAAAATTTGAAAGTGTTTATCATGTGGCGGTTTATCCCGTCATAGATTCAAATAACAGTTTATGCGGTTATCCCGTTTCAAATTTGGTTTATAAAACCGAAAAACAGGCTTTTAACCGTTTTAATAATGCGATTCGTTATTATAGCAAGGTTTAATTATCGGGAGGTTTTCACAATGTATTCTTTTAACACTAATAAGGGCATGAT